TCCGTGGACTGGTAAATTGGATGACCTCTCTGAGCAGCCGGTAGCTGAAGTGGTTAGGAAGGTATTGAAAACCGACGCAAAGAAGGCTTTTGATAATCTAGCGGCTACTCAGTTCGATGCTGCAAAGCTACGTGTTGTGCCGACTGGTGGTGCATCCACCACGGCTTTAACGTTAACCACAAATGGTGTGGCTGGCGTTACGAACAACATTGCTTTACAGAAAGAGCATGTTAGGCTAGTTGTCGATACCATGAAAGAACGTAATATTCCAGCCTACACGGGCGACGATTACTACGCGATTGCATGGCCTTCAACTTATTCGACGTTAAAGGATAATCTGGAAGACATCAAGCAGTATATTGATCAAGGCTTCCAAATGATTATGAATGGCGAAATCGGTCGATACGATGGTGTACGTTTTGTAGAGCAGACCCATAAAGCGAAAGCTTCTATTGGTACTGCAACTTCAGCGTGGACCAACGCAAAATCTGATTGGGTTGTTTTCTTTGGCGAAGATACTGTTGCTGAAGCAGTTGCTGTTCCTGAAGAGATTCGTGGGAAAATTCCTGGGGATTTCGGCAGGGACCGTGGCATTGCCTGGTATTATCTAGGTGGTTTCGGTATCGTTCACACACAAGCAGCCGAGTCACGAATCGTGATTTGGGACAGCGCAGCATAAGGGAGAATTATTATGAGTTATAGTGATCCACGACCTTACTGCATTAGTGCGTACCATGATTTTGGTGCTGGTGGTGAGGCGATGACGTTTCGAGGTCCAAAAGGCAAGCAGGGAACTATCAAAGAAATCAATGTTGATTCCTTTGAGCTTTTCACTAACACGACTACCGAAGCATTTATTCGGTTGGGTTCTGCAACATCTGGCTATGAGTATGTAAACATGGGTTTAGGTACTTTGGCTGATGCTGCAAACGCTCAACTGACTGCGGTGGCTGCTGACCTAGTGTTGGAAGCTCTTCCTGCTGATACCGACGTTCACATCACATTGGTAGCACCTACTGGCGGCACCCCCGCTGGCAAGGCTCACTACCATATCATGATTGAATGGTACTAGGAGGATATTATGGCTAGTTCTAAACACTCAGCTCAGGGAAAGGTTCCTGAGAATGGTCTATCTTTTTTGGAAAAGACTACTGAAGACACCAAGCAATTGGCGTTGGATAGTCATGGCCCAAATCAGATGCCCATGGGTATTGTGAAGAAGAGCGTTTCAACGCCGAAAGGCAAGTTCGAATTCGCATAATATAGATTGGAGATGGGGGGAGAAATCCCCCCTGATCCTTGGAGAATATAATGAAAAAACATTCTAGCAAAAAAAGTCTTAATAATGTTTTAGACTTTTTAGGTGGAGCTTTGCCTGAGCCACCGCAAGAAAGTTATGGATTTACCGAGCCGAAGCAAAAGGGATTCACAAGCGGCGGTCAGCTATTTCCTGCTGATGGTAGAGCTATTGAGTACAGGAATGCACAGCGAAGAACTAACAATGAAGTTAGAGTAAATGGCGGCATGGTAAATACTAAGATGAACTTCTTTGGATGGTCGGGTTAATTAGATGTTTTAAAAAGTAACAATTAAGGGGTGGGGATAATTGAAAATACTTAGAGTACCCAACAAGAGTCTTGATGATTTAACAATAGAGGATCTTGGTGGAGTAAGAGAAGAAAAAACAGTTTGTATAGTTAGATACGGAGCCTTCGGAGATATATTAATTGCGTCTTCTGTATTTCCAATCTTCAAGGAGATGGGATACAGGGTGTGTGTTAATGTGTCTGAAAGAGGATTAGATATACTAAGGCATGATCCTAATGTTGATGAGATTATAGTTCAACAAACAGATCAAATACCTAATACCAGGCTTACTGAGTATTGGGAAATAATGGAAGAAGGGTTCGATAAGTTTATACAGTTATCAGAATCAATAGAGCAGACATTACTATTAATGCCTTCTCATTTAATAAAGATGGAAGGGAAAGAGGTTAGAGTTCCAACTAACCCTAATTATGATAAAGATAAAGACTTCATACATAATATGTGTGATGTTAATTACCTAGAGAGAACACACGAACTATGTGATGTTCCGTTTAATTTCTCTCCTAAATTCTTTCCTACCAAGTCTGAAAAAAAGTTTGCTATAAACTTCAAAAGAAATTTAAAGACTAAGCATCTTGTGATGTGGGTTTTATCGGGATCTTCTGTGCATAAAGTATACCCTTGGTCTGATCCAGTCATAGCTAAGCTAATGTATGAAAGAGATGATGTAACAGTTTTAACAGTTGGCGATGAGGTCTGCCAGATGTTAGAAATAGGGTGGGAGAACGAGAAGAGGGTTATAACTAAATCCGGAAAGCTCAGCATAAGGAAAACTTTATCTTTGCTGGATGTATGTGATGTGGTAGTTGGCCCTGAAACAGGGGTTTTGAATGCAGCTTCATTCATGGATGCTCATAAGGTGATATTTCTATCCCATTCTTCTAAAGAGAATATGGTAAAGCACTGGATAAATACCACAGCATTTGAGCCAGAAGAGTGTCCCTGCTTCCCTTGTCATAAGTTGCATTTTGGGTTTGAGACATGCAACAGAGACTTAAGAACTGGTGGCGCATTGTGCGCTGCCAACATACATCCCGAAGGGGTTTATAACGATATTGTGAGGCATCTTGGATGAGCACTTATTTAGTATTGTGCCAGAATATGGCAAGAGACGTAGGTATACCTGGTAGTGGCCCGTCTAGCGTTACCTCTGCGTCTCTTAGCGAAGAAGAGAATGCCGTTGTTAGGTACGTAAGGGCCGCTGATTTAGACATACAGAGTAGATGGTTTGATTGGCAATTCTTGTGGAAAGAAGCATCAGTTAATTCTGCATCAGGAACCTCTACTTTAACGTCCCCAACTGATTTAGCTAACTGGAATATTGATAAGATAGTTTGGGACGCAACAACTGATAACTTCCAAGAGCTAGAGTATATGCCTTGGGGGGAATACTTTGATATGTATAAGTTAGGGACTATTAATAGCAGCACTCCAGAGGTCTTCTCTGTAAAGCCAAATAATGTTATTGATTTATACCCAACACCAGACTCTATAACAGCGGTGTATGGTCAGTATTGGAAGATTCCTACTGAGTTAACTACTGACTCACAAGTTTCAGAAATACCACCAAGGTTTCATAGGGTCATTACATCTAGAGCTAAGATGTACTATGCGGAGAATGAAGACGCTCCAGAAATAATGACAGGAGCATTGGCAGAGTTTGAAGATTTAATAGACAAGCTTGAGGCTGATCAGTTGTCTGGACAAAAGAATCGAAGGATGATAAAAACTCAAGACCTTTATAACTTTACGGTTGTTCCTGAATGACGAAACTTGTTAGAACTAATACACCAACTAGCAGACTCAAGTCAACTTATTTCCCCTTTGAGGGAGGAATAAATTTAGTTGATCCAGTGATGTCTCTAGCTCCTGGAGAATTAGTAGCTGCCGATAACTTTGAAGTAGATTTAAGAGGAAGATATCGCAGGATAGATGGATACGAAAGATACGATGGGCAAACTCTTCCATCAAAGATCGAGCCGTACTATAGGATACCTTATACAATAGGTAGCGTGACATACCCCACCTTCACCAGCGCCTATAGTACGGCTTTTTTTCGTAACGCTCCATCTTCAGGAGATATGGTTAAGGGATCTACAACAGGGGCTTCTGGAACTGTATTGGTTGTAAGTGTAGAGGATATAACTGGAGACGGAGTTGCTGGAACCTTTCCAACGAATAACGCAGAAGGTTATATTTATTTTGTTGTAACAAGCGGTACTCTTCAAGATGGAGAGAAACTATATTTTTTAAACAAAGACAGCGCCTTCGGTGGCGACTTTGATGTGGAGTTTACATAAATGGGAACACCAACAGCACTAAGGAAAGAAAGATCAGTTTTAACTGGTACTAGCTTTGCAAACAATACAACTGGGGCTGTTACAGCTCAGATGCTTAGACAGTTTGTTGAGTCTGGCATGGGAGGTTATGCTTGTTTAGTCGCTAAGTCAGGAACGCCAGCTAGTCAAGCAGTCGCTTCAGGAGCTACCGCAACAATAGACTGGAATAAGAACGGCTCTGGCGCTAATGCTGCAGATGATACAGCAACTGTAACCGCTACATTAGTTGGGTCGGACTCTGACTTTGCTAATGACAGAATAAGGATCTACGACAAAGGGTTCTTTATGGTTAATCTTGGAGTGTCATTTGCAATGACTGGGACTGATACTGTTGTATGGACCTTTAGGGTTGCTACACAAGCTGATGCTGGCAGTGTGGTGTATCCAGGGTTCGATGCTGCTGTTCAAAGAACAACGGCTACTGTAGATAATATGGCATCTGTTAATGGAATAATTAATACGACAGGCCATACTAACTATACCGATCTTTTAGCTCAAGTAAAGAATGGACACGCTAGTAACTCAGAAAACTTTCAAATGCACTACGGTCAAATGTCAGTATTTAGGGTTGGGTAATGGGGCTTTATGCGACCTCATTCGCTTACGGTGCTCCAGAAGAAAGAGATTCAGCAGTTGATGCTACCATCCTTGCTGAGCTGCAAGCTCTAATAGAGGACCAGCGAAGCTTAATAGGTGTTGTTCCTGGCGAAGGTAATGTACTAGGCGTGTGGGTTTTTGGTGGAAAGGTATATGCTTTTAGAAGCAAGGAAGGTAAAGCAACATCTGGGATGTATATAGAAACATCCGTAGGTTGGAGCGAGGTTGACCTTGGGACAGCTTTAAAGTTCGACGGAACCACAACAAGTGGTGAACCAGTCCCGGGTAATACTGGAACTCCTACAACTGTGAAGGGCGGCACAAGTGGAGCTGAGGGGGATTTGATGGGAATCTCTTACCATGGATTATGGGAAACCGGCGCTCAAGGGATTATGGTTCTAACTAATGTAACTGGAACCTTTGCGGATGATGAAGATATTAAGATGCCCCTCATACAGTTTGATACTGGATCTATAGAGATCAAAGCTGGTGATTCAATAAAAGGAGCTACGTCTACAAAAGAGGCAGTAGTCACTAGCGTTACCGTTACATCAGGAACATGGACAGGTGGGACTGCGTCTGGGTATATCTCTGTTAAAAATAACACAGGGACTTGGACAGCATCAGAAGATATATCAGTAGGCGGAATTAAAAGAGCTCAAATTATTGCCTCTCCAGCTCAACCTACTGAAGTAAAGGTGGCTGTTGCTGATGGAACAACCTATACTCAGACCTTAGAGCCTGAAGGAACTTACGAGTTTGTAAATTATAATTTCCTTGGAGATATAGACACCAATGCTATGTTTGGAGCAAATGGAGTTGACAAAGGGTTTTATTTTGATGGAACAACATTTGTAAAAATCCAAAGCGGCAGGGATATAGATAAACCAGAGCATGTTATAGCTCATGTTAAGCATTTATTCTATTCGTATGCGGACGCTTCAATCCAACACTCTAGCATAGGTGAGCCAAACAAATGGTCTGTTATTACAGGGTCTGCTGAGCTAGGTATTGGCGATGTAGTAAGCGGATTTGGTATAGAGATTAATGATGTACTGTCTGTGTTTACAAGAAATGATTGTTATATGCTCTATGGAACTTCTGCGATTGACTGGCAATTGAGGCGCTTCCATGCTGGAGCTGGGGCAATACCAAAGACAATCCAGAAGATGGATCAAACATTCTTCCTAGATGATAGGGGGTTGACATCAATTTACACAGTTCAATACTTTGGTGATTTCCAGTCTAACGTAACGTCTGATAAAATTGATCCCCTCATACAAGCAAAGAAGGATAACACTACCACATCAGTAAAGGTAAGAGGAAAGAATCAATACAGGTTATTCTTTGATGATAAGACTGGCATTGTTATGACCTACTTAAACAGAAAAAATGTAGGCATAATGCCCTTTACGCTGAAGCATCAGATATCTTGTGTATGCTCTGTTGAGGATGTAAGCGGTTTTGAAGTTGTCTATGGTGGCTTTACAGACGGGTATGTGAGGAAGATAGATTCTGGTACAAGCTTTGATGGCCTTTCAGTTCCTGCGTTTATAAGGACTGCGTATTATAATTACGACAGCCCCGGAACTAAGAAAAGATTTAGAGAGTTGAATCTTGAAATTAACGCTGATACATCTACAACCTTGAGTGTATTTCCAGATTATGATTATGGAGGAACCTACTCTCCAAAGTCCTCTCCTGTATCTAATTTATATCCAATTACAGTTACGGCTGATGATTGGAATGAAAGCGATATAAGTAATAGCTCGACAGGAGTTACTGTAGTAGCTTCAGAAAGATTAAAAATAAATGGTATAGGAACAAATATGGGTCTCATTATTAAAAATGAATCCATCTATGATAAGCCTATAACCTTGCAGGGAGCAGTTGTTTATTACACACCAAGGGGCGTAAGAAGGTAATACTATGTCATATTCAGGCGAACATTCAGTTGACTATACTAATACTAATCCAGACTACTGGTCTGGTGTTAATGAATACTTTAAGACAAATACAGAGAATCAACAGGGTGAAACAGGTATTTGGATTCCTAACCTTGAAAAGCAGGGGGCAGAAGCAACAGCCTTAGCTGCTAGCGCTGGCGGTGTAAAGGCAACAGGTGGAAGCAACTACGCTGGTGGGGCTAAGTCTGCTGGAGACAGGAACTATTTCTTAAAAGGGGTGGATACTGGCAAAAAAGAAAATGAAAGAGCTGAGTATCAGAAGGAGCGCCCAATTAAAATGGCCTCTATATATCGAGGCGGTACTGAATATACTCAAACAGATGCTGGGGATAACTTTGGCGGAGGGACTAAGCTTGGAAGAATGGGGACCCTTCCTGCAAACTTCCAAGGAAGGTACCTCCAAGGCGGCCAAGTAACTGATAGGGCGCGAGGAGCCAACTATACTGACGCTGGAGGCGACTTTACCGATAGACTATCTCCCGGAACAACATTAGATCATACGTTTCTAGACTCGCTTCTTGGGCCTCGTGATAATGATGGCTTGCGTGGCGCCTATGACCCTACAAGGGGTGTAGATAGGACGTTGACTTCTCACACAGACGGACCAAGGTGGGCTGCTTCAGATGGCTCCCAATCTGAGATGGGACTACCTGGTTGGCTAGCTCCAGCTATGGGTAGCGTTGGCCCTAATAATGCTGCTGTTACTTATCTTAATCAAATGGTTCAAACTAACAGCCCTATATTTAAATCATTACAGACTAAGGCTTTGCAAGTAGCTAATAAAATGGGAATCCCATTGCGTAGCTCTATGGCTCAAGGTCTTGTAATGAAGGCTCTTATGGATGGTATCGGTCCTTACGCTGAACAGGCAGCTAATGTTTATAACCAACAGCAGTTTGCTAATCAAGGGTATGACAACGCAACAAGGACCTTTATGAACACAGCATACGCTAATGAGCTTACCCAGAGGCTTGGGCTTACCTTTCAATGGTATACCAATCAAGCAAATAACGATATGAATATGTGGCAGCAACTTCTTAGCGCTACGTATGGAACTGTTAACAATCCTAACATGTCAGCTGATTCTGCTAACTGGGCTCTTGGCCATATAAACCAGTTCTACAAGCCTGGGGGATTGAATACGAATCAACAACCCGGAGGTTTGCTTAACTGGAGTAACAGCTAATGCCTTATAACCCTTCGACTTATATAACAGACAGCTTAGATGTTCCTGGTCACTCAGCAAGTTCGTATGGCAATCTTCCTTTACCAACTAATTCTATGAAAAAATTTGGTGCAGAACTGTCCGGCAATGCTATTGTTGGTGTAGCCACAGGTAATCCGGTAGGCATGATTACTAAAGAATTAAAGATAGATGATGGTACAACTTATGGAGCTTTACAGGCTAAGCACGGGTTTTCTACTAATGCGTATCAGGAAGCGTTCACATCTGTAAAGGATGGTTGGGCCTCTGGTGGTCTAGGAGGAGTTGCATCAGCTATCTTTGGTGGCGGAGCTACAAGCTTGCTAGGTCCTATAGCTGGAGGAATTGGAAGTATGGTGTCTGGTTATATGAGCATGCGTAATACAGAGAAAGATAGAAAGATTAAACAGCAAACAGCAGATGCAAATACATTACAGGTTGCAAAGTCTCCTGGAGGTTTTAGGTGGGATGACCCAGAGAATACACCAGATAAGTATCTTGATGGGTCAATAACAAAAGGAAACTTTTTCAATCCCGGTGGGTTGTTAGGAAAGAGGACTGCATAGCATGGCTTTGAAACAACAGATTCGACCTCAAGCAATCCCTCCAGGCCAGCAGATATTCGAAGAAGGAGCAGTCTCTGAGCCTAGACAGAGGATACCAACGCAAGCACCAGATACAGGCAATGTAAAGGTTGTATCTGACTTTATTATTCGCGATTTCCAAGGGCCATTAAAGAAAGATGTTGATGAAGAAATTGGCCCTATGAAGCCGCCTGTTCAAGAAAAGATTGGAAATATGGCCTCCAAGTATATAGCCTCGGAACTTAATGAGGCTGCTGAAGCAGGAAATAAATTGAATCCAGATAGCGTTGTAGATGTTTCTACCAATGTAATAAATTATTTATTTAATCATGCATCTAAAATGGGTGTTTATAAACCCGCTTCTATGGAAAAAGCCCAAGAAGATCAAGCTGTGTCTCTTACGTTTGCCCTTAGATCTCTTATGGACACTGGGGTATTGCCGGGTGACCAAGGATTAAAGTGGGCAAGAGATGCATTAACAGCTCCCGCTATAGAGAACGAACAGCTACCGGCTATGGGTCAACTGCAAAGCCAGAGAGCTCCAGAAGAAATTTCATTTGAGGAAGAAGAGATAGTTACCGAACCGCAGATGGGGATGATGTAATGGCTGAATATAACAATCCACTTTCAGGATTTCTTGGCGGTTTCTCTGCTCCTATTATTGCTAGAGAAAAAGAAGACAGGCTCTTAAAGAACCAGCTTGGGCTTATTGGACTTCAGAACGACCTAGCTACCCAAACAGCCGCAGCAACTAGAGAGTTTGAGACAATCAATCAAACTATTCTCAGTTACTCAAGCAGAAGGGATAAGCTTACAGAAGAAAGAAACAAAATGATCAGGTCTGCTTATGCACCGCCTGGAAGTAGCAACATTATGCCTTTATCTACTGCTCAATCCAATGCTCGTATAAGGGAAATGGGATTCGAGCCCGGTTATTTCAAGCAAATTGTTCAGCAGATGGACGATCAAATAGGTAAACTTGGTCAAGGCATAGACCAGATGATGGTTTACAAGACCAATAAATATGGTCCATCTGGTGTTAGCTTCAAGCACATTTCGTCTATCGGTGGGTTGCCTCGTCAAGTGGGTGGTGGTGGTGCGGGATCAGCTGGCGCTCAAACAGGTGTAGATGTTTCAGGCCATAGCCCTCCTAATCCCAGCCAAGGCCCTCTAAGCGGGTTTGTTGGTAGTGTTATAGATACAGTTGAACCAGCAGCTAGCGCAGTAGGAGCAACAGTAAGCAACCTTTGGAAGACGTATCAACAAGAAAGAGATGAAGCTAAGAAAGAAGGATGGTTTAGTTATGCGCCATTCCTTAGTAAAGTTATTTCTAGTTTAGCTAAAGGAATAGCAGAACCTAATATTGTAAGCGACGTGTATGAGGACTTTTCTAGGTTTCTTGGTGTAAATCCAGAGGATACAGTTGCTTTTTGGGCTTCAGAAGGAACTGTATCAGAAAAAGTTTTAGCAGCTTTTACTCAGCTAGGAGATGATTTCTTTAAAGCTTTAAATAGCGTTGATAATATACTAATAGCTAAGGATATTGTCCCTCCCGGTTGGGTAAGAAATAACGAGGGGAAAATTGTACCAACCGGCATTAGAAAGAAGATGATTGACGGGCAAATTGGTTCTGGATCTGGTACATCCTCTGCACAGCAAGCAATAACAGGGGTTCCTTCTGTTGTAGGCGGAGATCCATTCACCGGTGAAGACAATCTTGGCGCTACCGTTACCGCCATCCCTACAAGTGGTAGCTGGTCCGATGGGGAACCATCAACAAGCAAAGGTACAGAATTACGTTACACTCCTTTTGATAACGTTCCTAATTATGACCCACTCGGAAGAGATGTAGATGAGAATATAATTGGATCTCCGACTGGGAGATTTTTAAATGAAAATATTGGAGACAGCGCTTCTTCAACTAGAGATAGGTTTATAGATAGCGAACTATCAGCTGGTAGATTACCTCTTGTTCCATCTAACTACTCTTCACAAGGTAGGCCTCATCAACTAGATGCATTAGAGCCGGGAGGAATGCCATCTATCCCAATTGAGACAGATTATTTGGGGCAACAAGATGTAGGTACTTATAGCGGACCTCCAGGAATCTTAGAAGGTAGTCAAGGAATTATTGAAGGGACTAACCAAACTCAGCTTATACAACAACTTAATGCTGATGAGCCTACTCTTAACGCGGGTGGTTATACGGGACCAAGGGGAGACACAACTCCAGTTAATACCTCATCTGAGGATACTGTGCCTGTGGTTGAATCTTTACCAACCCAAACAGTTGTCCAGCAAGCTAATCAAGTTCTATCAGCTATTGAGAGCGGAGCTCTTGGAGCAGAAGAAGGGGAGGATTATTGGACAGCAGGAAGGGGTGTTTCTGCAGTGGCTGGAGCATCTGC